CAAAGCATTCCAGCCACAATCGTTCGCGACGAAAATCTTGCAACTTGCAAGTTCGTTTTTTCGAACTGGAAACAAGGAATCTCCCAATCAGCAGACTCTTGAAGCAATGGAGCAGCTCAAGAATCAAATCGCAGACTTCCGAAAGCAATACGCTGACGAGGTTGAACCACCGTATTCTGCGGCCTTAATCTCAGAATTCAAGGCAATTCAGAAAGCGCTGGGCCAACTTAATGGACAGCAAAACCAAATGAAGAAGGAACTGACGACTCAACTCAAAGAGTTGCGAGACATTGATCGTGATTATAGCGAAAAACTTTTGCTAACTGAAGATGTTGCAGAACAAAACTCCATCCTCGAGAAAACAATTGCAAATGAGAAAATGAAAGCAGCGAGAAGTGAAGACCTCAAATTCATAAATACTGTGATTGAGCACATTCAAACTGCCTCAACTATTCTCAGCAACAAGCTTGACGTGGAGTGGATTGATGCAACAAGGCGAGCAGGCAAACAGGCCGTCACAGCACAAAACGAAGAGAACGCTAGACTGAAGGCGGAGCGACGCGAAAAGCAAAACCCCCCAAAACCAGCAAAGCAATTACCTGAACATGATGCTTACCTTGCAACGTATTCGCTTCAAAGACAAGAACTACTCAAAGCCATCGATCTTGAGGAAAACAATGAACAATTGATAAAACTCACGTCGCAACTTGGGCTTCTCGAAATTGAAAAGAATCGGAAATGCAAGGCATACAAAGAAAAGAATAAAACAAGTGACTTGCCTGACGCGAAAACAATTGCGCAAATCGTTAAAAACGAAATTGAAAATGAACCTGCCGCCGAATCAAGTAAGCAAATCACTATCACCCAACCGCCAACATCCATACTCACGAAAGAAGCAGGCGAACCACTAATCCGCATCCAAAAAACAAAAGCTGATGTGAAAGAATTTATCGATAAGAACACAAACATTCGATTCACAGACAAGCTTGATTTCTCAATGCGCACAGTGGACGCCAAAGAGTTGGAAAATGTTGTGCGCAACATGATGAACAAGTCGAAATTCAACGACCTCACTGCACACTATGCCGACGTCATCTCAAAGAACGTAAACATCGAAAGCAAGGTGCCTTATAACAAGGACATCCATGGCAAAATCGACCCTAGCGTCACATATGAGTATAGACCGATCAAAATGGCAGATGGCCGACCTCTGTTCAATATCTTGTTGGCTACCGTCAAACAACGTGTGCCCAGTGCTTACCAAAAGCAAAACCCCAGCCCACCAGAACTCAAAACCTTCATCCACACAAAATACTCGGGAACTGAACAATATGTTCTCCCTAGTCAAGGTGGTGAAACCGAATTCATGGCTGTGAAAGGGTCAATGCGTGAGTACGAAGCTAAGGGATGCGATCCCTCATCCGATAGAACTATCGACATGGATGTTGTTATGCACTGTGCTGCAATTCAGCGCGATGCGTATGACGGCAGCATCACATTACCCTCATTTACGGAATCAGACATCAAAGTAACGCTTGACAATTTTCTTAGTGGCTGCGATTACGAACTCAAAGAAGACGGAACACCAGGCGTGCCTATATGCTACGAATGGTCAACCAACAAAATCTTCAAGGAGTCGAAAGCAATGTCGCTCATTGTCACGCACGCGATAATGATGACTGATCATCTTTCCGGCGACGTCAGACTTTTACGCCGCGTCATGAAGGAAGGCTTCACGCTTGAAGAGAAGCTACAGCTTGTGAAGAGAAATGTCTTCCAGCCTGTTACTTTGTTCATCAAGAATGAACCGACCACGCTTGAGAAAATCAATAAAGACCGAATGAGGGTAATTTCACACACAGGAACAGTCACTGCTCTCCAAACTTCCTACCTTATTAACGACCCAATGAAAAACTTCACGAAAGAGTGGAATCACAACTTCACTCTCTCCGGCGCAGATGTCACCATTGACAACGTCCCCGAAGAAGCACTAGTGGAGGCCCTCAGTATGGACGCGATAGGGAGTCAGGATAACAGTTTCTGGGACTGGTCTGTGAATTGGGGCTTGGTGCGCTCCTATATAGTTGAATTAATTTTGATATTTGATGCTAAGCTCATTAACGTTGCGAAGAACAAAACCGTCGATCAATTCCTGAACTGGATTATCGAGGAGAAAACAGCTACCGCAAGGTTGGCGAGAAACTTGATTTTTATCAAGGCTTACCTCTGCAAACCTCTGATGGTGCTCTCTAATGGTGTCGTTCTTGATCAGCAATTTATGGGACGCGTCAATAGTGGTCAAAAAGACACGACATACGGAAACAACTGTAAAAGACACATGCTTGAAAAGCAAGTGCACAAATTGCTCGGTGGACCGTGGAGTGCAATGCGACTGCGAACTAACGGCGATGATTGTTACTCACAATTTCGAATTGGAGAATACTCACCCGACATTGAAACCTACAAACAAATCCATAAACAGTACAATAGTATTATTAAGGAATGTAAAATTAGCAGAAACATCAATGATCGGATAACATTCGAAATCAACTCATTATCAATCACGGCATTCAGGGACTCGGAGGGAAACGTCAAATGCGAAATCACTAACTTAAATCTAGCCAAACAATTGGTGAAATTCATGTTTTCAGTGACGTATGACGCCAAATCCAAGTCATACCGAGTGCTGGACCCTCAAATCGCCGACACAATCATCAAGATTGCCCCTCAACTAAAAGATACTATAGTGGGCACATGGGTGACAAAATCCAAGCAACAGCTCTAGGGCAAGAGCAAAACAATTGACGCCGAAATGGCTCTCCCCGAATTTAGCACGGACTTCGACAAAACTATCCGTGCGGAACCAACACAACATGAAATCGATCAGGCCGCCAACGCCTCCCTCGGTAACCCCGATACTACCGACTATGGACCCCCGCCCGACGGAAAGGTCGCACCATGTAC